AGATAGCTACTTGGCACACGTAAACCACGTGCTAATCTGTTGTTAAAGTAACGCAAGTCGTCAATCTCACCCAAATTCTGTCCACCGGGCAACACTTCAACACTTGACCCTCTTCCATCAGCAGTAACTGGGAAGAAGTAATCTTCATTCATACTTAATGGATTGTATGACGCATCAACTACACTACCACCGCCATGTGTACTTGGTATACGTCTTTGATGGATCTCATTTTTAATACGCTCAACAAAAGCCATAGCCAAGTGACTTGGCATATTACCAACGTCAATCTTAAACATTCTACGTTCTGGAGCACGTTGCACACGATAGATAAGAACCGCATCTTCTAATAATTCTTTTTGCTTATATACCTTAAAGACATTCTCTAAAATACTCTGTCCAAAGGGCCAGAAGCGGTCTAGACCTTCTGTTAAACTTAGATGGACAACGTGTTTAGCATCAATGGCTGCTTCGCTTTGACCTAATGTAAAACGACTACCTGATGTATTGTATGGCATACTTGGAACCGTATATCCACCACCTGCTCCACCGCCGCCCGTACCGCCCATACCAGTTGCTGGATTAGCGGCAAAATCTGTATTAGTTTTAGTAGCTACTGATAAGTTCTGTAAGTTAATGTTAATATCTTTAATAACATATTGTTCAGGCTTTTTACCTTCACTTTCGTTCACAATAACTTTAATAACTTTAGTCATATCTACCCAATATAACTTAAAGTTTTCCGGGTCACGAACAAATATTTGGTCACCAAACTTAATAGTATTACGGAAGATTTTGAATGTTCTAGTTTCAAACTCATTGAGTTTACACCATTGTTGTAATTGAGTTTTTAATAGTTCAACTTCATGTTGAGTTGGTTCATCTTTGAAATCTAAGTCAAAAGGAGTTTTATTATGTTCATTTGTTTGTGTACTGAACTCAGATATAATGTCTAAACACGCATTAATCTCAGCGTCAACATCCATCATTTCATATTGATTGTAACGTTCAATACGATTTGGATGACCTGTGTAAACTTCTGGTAAACGGCTACGATAGTTTTTATAACCCATTTCAGCGTTGTTATACCCACCAGTGTCACTACCGTTTTGTCCTGGGCTACCATTCCATGCACCGGTATTGTTGTTAAATCCAGAGATGGGACTGGACATTCCAGATTTGTTTGAGAAGCGTTTTTTGTATGTCATAGTAGATGCTTTATCTAGTATTTAGTGTTAAACCCTAGAATGCTTTAATAATTCAGCCTGTACATCATTACTACTTGACAGTATAGATATCATCGTGCTGAATTTATCATCCATAATATTGTATAGGTCAGCTAATAATCTATTATCATTTTCTGGTTGACTAGCAACTGTAGTATTAGTCGTTGTAGGTAATGCCGAACTTAAGTTTTCTTTGGTAACATTTTCTAATAATGTTTTAACTACCTTCAATTGATTTTCTGGAACCACTGCTTCTTTGCCGTGTAACATTACTGGATATCCAGATTCTGGACCGTCGAATACTCCTCCCATTCTAGCCATTTCAAAGTGTACCGGATCATTGGGTACTGTTTGAAATAATCCCTGAGCATTCATCGCCGCCACTGCTTTTGAATCATTATAATTCTGTATATCAACCGCCATACCACGCTCATGTTTACTAGTGCCAGGACGACCTATAGGCATATCCTTAGCAGTTCTGCCCGGCCGCCCTGCGGCAACTGATTCATCCCAGAGTCTTTGTTGATCTTCTGGATCACGTTTAGCACTATTAATTGAAATTGTGCTACCAGTCATTGACTTAAATTCATTTGCCGCATTTATAATTTTAGACTTAATGCTATCATTTAACTGTTCGAAATTAGATTTACTTCCAGATCTACTTCCAAAGGTGAATAAGCTTTCGATTCCTTTAATAACTTCATTTCCGGTTGTAGTAAATGGATTATCTGAGGTTACAGTTGATGATGCTCCTCTAGTAGGGCGATTTGATTCTGTTCGTACAGTAGCTGATACCGGCGGTGATGAAGGTGTTAATGATTGTGTTGGTTGCTTTGTTGTCGGTTGTACTGGTTGAGCAGTTGGTTGCTTTGTTGTCGGTTGTACTGGTTGAGCAGTTGGTTGCTTTGTTGTCGGTTGTACTGGTTGTGCAATTGGTTGCTTTGTTGTCGGTTGTACTGGTTGTGCAGTTGGTTGCTTTGTTGTCGGTTGTACTGGTTGTGCAGTTGGTTGTGCAGTTGTCGGTTGTACTGGTTGTGCAGTTGGTTGTGCAGTTGGCGCAGGAGCCATACTTCTAGTGGCTGGGGCAGTAGTTGACTTAGGTGGTGCAGGTTGTGCAGTTGGTTGTGCAGTTGGAGCAGAAGGAACTGTGGGTTGTTTGGGCGCCGGCAATCCTCTGGCGGCATTACGTGTAGCAGTTTCTTCTAATCTTCTTGCTTTTTCAGCTTCTAATCTTGCTTTATGTTCTGCTAATCTAGCGTCAATGGCTTCTTGTGACCCTCTACCTGAAGCTTTTTCAGCTTTCTCTCGGGTAGCAGTTGCAGTTTCAAGATTGGTTTGAGTAGTCTGTCTAGCTTCTCTTGCAGGTGCCGTAGTTGGTGCCGGAGTAGATGTAGTTGCAGGTGTAGTACCTTTGGTACCTTTGATTTGTATATCTCCTCCTGCTACCGGTTTAGCACCTACTGTGTTACTAAATTTAGTGACTGCTTTGTTAAACATATCACTAGCATCTTTATTTAATTTTGCGGCGGCATTAAATGTCCAAACAACACTATCCAATTTTTGTGCGGCCGCCTGTTGCATCCTTGTTGCTTCAACATTGTCTTTAGTACGTTTATCAGCACCTTCACCTGTTTTAGCATCTGCTTCTTTTTTTAGATACTCACTAAGACTTATGTTCTGTTTAGTTGCTTCTTCATTGGCTTTTAATATTCTATTGTAAAAATCAATGTTAGTACCAGTTTTATCTGTTTGTAATCCTGATAGATCCGACCCAACTGCTTTGGCTGCAGCCAATTCACGCATTTGTTCTTTGCTACCTTTGGCAGCTTCAAGCAATACTTCTTCTCTGGATTTACCTGCTTTAATCGCATCTAATGCTTTTGAGAATTGTATATAAGCGGCTGAACTAGCTTCATCTGTAGGGCCACCACCGGCAGCACCTAATTTAGCTACACCACCGGCGCCTCTAGTAAGACCCTGTTGTTGTAAATCAACAGATAAATCATAATATTTCTTTAATCTTGCTTGCTCTACTTTGTCGCCTCTATTGGCTGCGTCTTCCATTGCCGCACGAATTTCTTCGATAGCGTTAATTGCATTTTGTGCTTCTTCTTGTTCTTTTCTAGTTGCTCCGGTGAGCATTGCCATTTTATCTAGTTCTTCGATATAAGCAGATGCACCTCTAATTAAGTCTTTTGTATTTTTTTCTTGCATCAAACCCAAACGAGTTTGTTGAGCCATGTACTTTAATGTATGTTCACGCTGTGCGTCAGCAGTAACACCCATCTGTGCTAACTTTTCTCCAAATTCAGCACTCTTTGTTAGTTCTCCTGCAACTTCTGCAAATTGTTTAGCACCGGCGGCAGTAGTACCACCAAACATCTTTAAATCTTTTGCACTAGACATTAACATTTCGTTAAATTTCTCTAGCTCTGCAGTAGTCATGCCAAGTGTCTGAACAGTCTCAAATACTCCGGTCATGCCAGCGGCAGTGGTTAATCCAGCTTCACTTAACTTATTAAAACTATCAAATAGTTTATCATTTTGTTCGGCTGCAACTTTATTTGCTTCAGCGAGAGTGGATGCCGCCATACCAAGCAATGCTAAAGCACCACCTGCTATTCTGGCTGCTATACCTAAACCAGGTATAAACATCATTGCGGCGCCAATGCCCTTCATAGCTGTAGTAACACTATCAGCAAACTCACTAATAGCTTTAGCACCTACTTTAGCACCACGTTCACCTTCATAAAGTGATTTGGTCATCACCTTAGTAGCATTGAACACACCTTCAAGACCAGCTGATACTAATTTATATGAAGCAGTAAGACCCATACTACCCTTAGTTGCTTCTACTATCTTATTAGAAAACTCCCCAGTAATAGCTTTAGTACTGTTAAGCTTATCAGCCATGTCCCCAAAAGCTTTACCTGGTGCACCGGATACTTTAAGTTCAGCTAATTGTTTTTGTTGTTCTTTAGATAGTTCGGCAGTAGTGTTTATTATCTTGCCATTATTCTTTAAAAGAGTGCCATTTGATGCAACAATACCGCCCATAGCTTCAGCTTGTTTCTTAAACATATCTGCACGTTGTACAGTCAAATATGCTTCAGAAGTTTTCCATTCTGCTATTACTCTTTTTTGAGCATTATTTATTTCTAACGAACCTTCAATAACATCACTTATTGATTTAAGTTCTTTTTGGAATAGTTCCTCTCTCTTTAGATTTACAACTTCTTCTTTAGCATGTTGTTGTTGAGTTTTAGTATATTGTCTATCTAACTCATCATTAACCTTCTTTTCAAGGTCTGCTCTATTTTTTTCAGCTTCAGTACGCTTTTTATATTCAGTGTCTATTTTTTTATAGTTACCCGATGAGTCCTTGATAAAACCCTTTTGTGCCGCTAGTTGTTCTTCAGTAAGTTCTTTTTCTTCTGCTTTTTGACCAACCATCTGGCCCATGAACTCTGCAAGGGAACGTAATTGTTCATTAAGGGATTCTAAATCTTCATTATTAATTGCCATGTTTTTTACCCACTAAATAGTTAATAGTATTTATGTCTTAAAAATACCCCTAGGAGAACCCATGAACACAAACCCATTAAAACAGTATTTTCGCCGTCCTGAAATATATTTGAAACTTCCGAGTGGAGGTAAGTTCTATCCAGCTGGATCCATTGATTTACCTGATAATCACGAATTACCAGTGTATCCAATGACTGCAATAGATGAAATAACTAGCAAAACGCCGGATGCTTTGTTTAATGGAACTGCGGTAGTAGATATCATTAAAAGCTGTATTCCAAATATCAAAGATCCATGGTCCATCCCTACTATAGACTTAGATCCTATATTAGTAGCTATCAGGGCCGCTAGCAATGGTACGATGTTGGATATTGATTCCACATGCCCTAACTGTAGTGAAGAAGCATCATACAGTATAAACTTGATTGGATTATTAACAAGTTTGGAAGCAGGTAATTATAATGAATCGGTTACATTAAATGAATTATCGTTTAAGTTTAACCCATTTTCATATAAAAAAATAAACAACATTAACATGGTTCAGTTTGAGATAGAACAGTCTATTAAGAATCTAGAAAATATAGCTGATGCCGATGCTAGACAAGCTGAATCCAATTCAGTAATGCAACGTTTAAACAAGTTAAGTATGGAATTAATATGTGAATCTATTGAGCATATTGCAACTCCATCAGCAGTTGTAAGTGAAAAAGAATATATTTTGGATTTTTTAAACAATTGTGATAAAAGAACATTTGAACAACTTAGAACTAGTGCAGTAAAATTACGTGAATCATCACAATTAAAGCCATTGGATGTGAAATGTATTCATTGCTCACATGAATATAAACAAAAACTAACGCTTAACGTATCTGATTTTTTCGATTAAGGCTTCTATATCTCAACTCTGAAGATATACAGAAGCTGATAGATGATATGGAGTCAGAGAGTAAAGCCATAAAAAATGCTGCCCTTAAGTTTGCATGGTACATGCGTGGAGGTGCCAGCTATGAAGATATATTAAATATGTCCTCTGTTGAACGAAATAATATTGGTAAACTAATAGAAGATAATCTTGACACTACTAAGAAATCAGGACTACCATTCTTCTAATCAATCCCGTAACTGTTCATTTATCAACATCGGGCTATCTATGTAAAGATGAACTTCGTTCATCTAAGAACTCACTTCGTTCGTTCTTTGTTTTTACGGTTATCTATTGTATTTTACTCTATATAATATATGGACTATATTGCCGCTTTGAAGCCATGGTAGTGCTATTCAGCACTACCAATGGTTAAGGGAATTTGCCATGCCCGTCATCCTTTGTTATCTTTTCCCCGTCTAATTAGCTATTTGATGCTATTAAACGCTACCGGTTGCTCTGTAAAGTTATGGGACTGTAGTGAAGCTATCAATGGTCTTTCAATTGATTCTTCAGCAACGCACTTCTCACCCCGCAAAGATAAAGTAGGGATGAGCTTGTTGAGGGTTCGCTTTGTCGATTGCCCTCTCGGTATTCCATAGTTATCACTAACTAT